AGCGGCGACGGTCATACTGGCCGTGTCAATTAAATCATTTGGAAGCCGATTGCTTTGTTTTATTAAATAAATAGCTAAATCAATAAAGTTATTACTACTTCCAAGAGTGTCATCTAATAGGCGAGTAATTTTTAGACCATCTTTAACAAAAACATACACCTGTCTATCCCATGTTTTGTCATTATCCGCATGTACGTTTGTGTAGCTGAGAGCTGTGAGATTACTGAATTTTCCATCGGTCCCACAATAGCTGGGGCAGATCCACGGCTCTTTGTTAGCGACTGTTGTTATGTGATAACCCGGCACCCATGAACTAGCCCTTTGGTTATACGCTCTCTTCCACGTACCAACTCTGCAAGCTCTTTGATATAAGTTTTTTTCTGGTATATCTCCGATTTGACCTTGACTTAAAACTAATTGAAAATTAACGGTTAAAGCATTTGTTGTGCTGTCATTTTCAAATCTCCCGCTAGTACATCCCGGCGCTGCAAATACTCCCCCGATGTCAGTTCCTGAAACAGTAACCCGACGGCAAAAGACAATGGGGATTGGTTCTCCTATTTGAATAGCCCGTTGCCTAACATCTAATGATGTGTTTGATTTCGCCGCCTCTTGCTTGAGTTCCTCACCCGCTATCCCGCTTTGATAGGGCAGCAAACTTAGAGGATCTGAAATAATAATGTCACTCATAATCTTATAGGCACTCCGATTAAGTCAGTTGAAAATGTACGCGGCGGGGCAGAAGCTCCCACTGGTGACAAACTCGAACCAAGATCAAAAGATAAAGTCTCAAAACTTCCACTAATACTTTTAATGACTCCTAAGAAGCTAACAATTAAAGATTGATTGGATTGAGGGGCAAGATTAGACAATCGACTATCAAATTCATACACCTTAAGCTCCACTAAATACTGTGCATTTAATGCCTCCCTTAATGAAGAAATTGCAGAGGCCGTTGCAGGACAAGTAACACTTACGTTATTAGATCCACTGGCGGAAGAACTCATCAACCCATCGGCGGTAAATGGAAAATAAGACCAACTTTTACTACTTAACGAAATTGTTGAATTGACGTAATAAGACTGCCAGAGTTGCTTGTCTGTGCCCCCTGTATAAATCCTGAGATACTGCGCCTGAGATCTATTGGCCATTATCTAACCCCCTGAAAGCGTCTACCACCAACTGAACGACTATTGGTGAATATAGAAGAAGAAAAACTAGACAAAGCAGATTGAAGATCATTCACAGTCACATATTGTTGACCGTTTGACATCTGCATTACTGGGCCTGTTTTAATGTTGATGCTTGGGGCTGACCCTCCAACAAAGCCACCCTCTGCAAATTTTGGAATAGCTGCCCCGCCTCTTAAACCTGAAAGATAGTTATTGATAAAGCCGCCCATCTTGTGGCTAGGGACAATGTATTCACCGCCTGCTTTTCCTTCTCCTACCACGGCAAGAGTAGGACCGTTTACAAAGCCGCCCTCTGCATAACCTTTCGGACTATCACCGCTAGAACTTGAGCTACTACTACTTGCAGCTTTTCGACCTCTTCTAATAATTGACATGATCTTATTCCACCAGTTTTGAATTGCGTTAGTAACTGAATCAATAAGTCTTTTAATTTGCTTTGGTATAAATTCAATCGCTGCTTTAAATGGAGCAATCATTATATCTTTGACCTTTGACCATTGTGTTTTAAATATTTGAACAAACTTTCCCGTAACATTTCCAATACCTTGAACAGCATCTTTTATAAAATCACCGACTGCGCCTCCTATAGTTTTTGTTAAGGAGACAACTCCTTTCCCAATATTTACAAAGACTTCTCTAAACCCTTCAAATTTCATTAGGGCGGCAATTAAACCACCAACAGCAACCGCACCAAGAATAAAGGGTGCCGCTGGACCTGTGAAGACAGCAGCCACTGCTATTCCAACCGCTTTAATAACACCTCCGATCTTTAAGAAAGCAGCAACTACTGGACCCATTGATCCAACCCAACCAGAAAGTAAAGCAACAAACTTAATCCCTGCTAATCCCGCAAATGCACCTTGAAGAGCACCAAAAGCACTAACAACAATACCAAGAGGGATAGCTAACGCAACCGCCGAGCCTGCTAATACTCCTATACCTACAACTAAGGCTTGAATCGGCCCCGGCAATGAAGTAAATGAAGTAACCATGCCTTCAACTAAACCAAGTAACCTTTCAAGATGTGGCAAAAGCTCCACAGTTATATTGATTGCAACTTCTCTAAACCGTTCCCCAAGTTGCGCCCATTTATCATTAAACGCCGCCATTCTTTCCGCGTTTTCTTGGCTAAAAGCAGTGTTTAAACCTTCTATTCCTTCTTTTCCTTGATTTAACAAAGGTATTAATTTTCGACCTAATCCAGTACCAAAGATTTCAGCAGCGTTTGCAGCTTTCATTGTTCCCGCTTCCATCCCTGCAAATTTATCTGTTAGCTCTAAAAAAGCCGTATCTAAATCTTTTAAATTTCCTTGATTATCAGTAACAGAAAATCCAAGACGATCAAAAGCGTCTTTAGCAGTGCCGACTCCGTCAGAGGCGTCTTGCATGTTTTTTGCAAGAGTAGGGAACGCCCTTTGTAATGCCTTAAAATCTGTACCCGCTAACGCCGCCGATTGTCTTAACTTGTCTAACAAAGGAACAGTAAGCCCCGTAGAACGAGACATTTTTTCTAATTGGTCGCCTAGCTTTAATACATCATTTCCCATCTTTGCAAAAGCCGCCACACCTAAAACAGGTAAAAGCGTCCTAAATGCACCTAGCGCACCTGTAGAGGCATTTTTCAGACGATCCATTGCGTCCGCTGTTTTCTTTGATTGACCTGATAACTGATTTAAACCTTTCCGCAATCCTAGAAGTTCTTTTTCCCCCTTTACGTTTGCCTTAATCGTTAAGGCTGTGGTCATATCAAGAGCCATTTCTATTTACTACGCTCACTTAGTATTTCCACTACTTTAGCCTCTATTAGCTGAACGTCCGACAATATCTCTAAAGGATTTTTAACTTTTTCAATATCCATAAGCTTAAATAGCACGTTGTAATCAAGACCAAGTAAAACACCTTGATCAGTTCTCCATTGCGTTTGAATTTTTAAAAAGAAAGTTATTGCCTCTAAAGCTTGCGGGATAATTTCAAAATCATCTGATCGTGTCATCTCATCAGGCAACGTCAAACCAAAGGCGGCGGCGTCATCGGCTAATCCATCTTTAGACGGTGGACCATTACACCAATACTCAGCCGCCTCAGTTAGTTTTTTGCTTTTGCCTCAACTAACGAATCAAAATAAGATTCAATAATGGCACTAGCAAGCATTGGTATATCAAGGATTTGCTTTTTAGTCTTATTAGAAAAAGGAACGGGTGCGCCTTCACCATCTTCTATACCTTCCCAACCAACAAGAACTTCATTAGCGATTGATTGATCAGTGATACCGCTGGTGTCCTCTTCTCCCTCTTGGATTGACTTTACGCGCTTTTGTACTAAGACTTGAATCTCATTAATTCGCGTTTGTGGGAGCTGTTTAAACTGAGCATCAAATGACTGCTCTTTCCTTGTGCCGTTTTCTGGTTGGTAAAATGTAACGGGCCAAGTATAAGAACTGGAACTTTTTAAAACAAAAGACATGCAAAAACGATAGCCATACGTAGCCTAAGCAACTTTATTTAATTAGCAAGGTTACATTGTTACTATTTGAACTTCATCGTTACCAGTTGAACCGGGAGTTGGCACAAAAGGTAGATTTAGCATTTGGACACCATCGCTGTCTGAATAAGTTGGGTTTCCAATGTCGCAGATAGGCATAACCAAACCAATACGGTTTCCTGCTGTTGTGCCGTGTAGACAAGTAACTAGGCCTGTTGTGTTGTTGTTTGCAATGGTGAAATAATCTTTTTGAGCAATGGTTGGGGCTTCTATTACAATCTCACCTGCTGGGGCACGGTTTGTAAGAATTACGCTCTTTTCAGCTCCTACTAATTCCCTTGATGTGATGTCATTATTCATATCAAAGCTAATCGACTGTATCGCTGCTGATGTGTAATCAAGAACGGCTGACGCTGTTGTGTTGCCTTGCTTAAATAAAACGGGTGTAGCTTGGTTGGTATATGTCCCGCTTAAGGCTGTATCGGTAGGACTATTGTATGTCCCCGTCATGTTGAAAGTTATTGTTGGTATCGAATCAGTGGAAAGGGAAATCGAAAAACTTCCTCGACAGCCTGTGCATAAATGTTGGACACCAGAGTTATTAAACTTAATAGTGCAACTCTCAAACGACGAACTAATTGGGGCGTATTTGTTACCTGCTGAGATTGAATAGCCTGATGATGAACCGGGTACAAATGTCGCTGTACTTGGTACAACTGTTGCAACTTTTGTCGTGCCATTGTACGCGGTTATTAATCCACTATGCCCATTACCCGTACCTGATGTCACCTCGATTCGGTGACCGACGTAATAGCCATCTGTTGCGCTTGGTCCTGATGCTGCAAGAGTAATACTGTTTGCACTTCCGGCCTGACTGCTACCAGTCACAGCGCTTCCTAAAGCTTGAACATTCATACCAGAACTTCTTAAAAGCGCGTCGATCTTGGAGGCCGTTGCTGCTGTTCCACTACCTGCAAACTCAATTTCCGCCGTTATAGCGACCCTTGTATTCGCCAATAATTGATCTGAATTTCCGAGGTAACTTCTTATTACATCACGGGAAAGGGTTTCAGACTCAATCGGGGTAACATCAATAGAACGGCATAAAACCGCGTCTGTCCCCGCTGGGTTGGATGAAGTGTTATAGGTGCTTTCTATTTTCACGGCTAATAAGCGTGATCTACTCAGCAATGCCATTTGTTAAAACCTCAAACGCTCAAATTAATGTTGCTTCTATATTAATACTATTTGCTACGTCTACATATTAATTATGCAGAAAGATCCGTTTGACTTGTTCTATATCTGATTTCATACGTTGAACTAATCGCGCCTAATGCTTGGTCAGCATCGATAAGCTCGAAATCTACACTCTGAATTTGTATATCAATAGCGTTCCCATTAAGCGTTAAATCTGAAGTTAAATTTGAATGTAGTGATTCAATTGTGGGGTCAGCGGCTTCATAGGGTGTTGTGCTGGCACTGCCGTTAACTAGGCAAACAATTCTGACCTGTAAAGACCATTCAATTTTAGGAAGCGTAGTTGCGAAACTTGCGTTATCAGAAAGAGGCTCAATTACTAGAGCTGGAAGTTGTGAACGATTTGTAAGAGGGGTTACTCTTTCTCTGTAGATCCTCGAAGAAACCCCCGTTGTACCAGATAAGGCAGTTTTGATTTGATCTAATATGTTTTCTCTAATCGTTGTCATCAGACTTTAGATAATGAAATTTCACAAGTAAGGTTATCCAAATCAGCCTGATTATCTCTTACAACATAATTAACAGAATTAACGGCGATAGCATCACCAGCAACTAACGAGCCGAACTCTGAACTTTTTGCAATCGCAACAAAATCTGTAAATATGACTTGCCCATCAAATGCAATTGAAGAGGGTTGATTAAGGATCACGTAGCCTGTCACGTCTCCTGCTGTAGCACTAACAGCAAAGTCACTAAAAAATCCTGTTAGGTCGTCACTCAGTGCCATCTTGTACTTCTTCTAAAATTGGCTTAACTTTTTTAGCTTTTGTTTTTGCGGGTGGAGTTGGAGGACATGCGGGGGCTGCCTCATCCTCTGTTGTTGCTTCTCTTGCCTTTCCCATTGCAATTAATGTAGAAGCATCTTTGTCACTAACGTCATAAACCGAGCCAGCTTCTAAAGCTTGACCGCTAGCAATCACACCGCGAATAGTAAAGATTTTCATTGTTATAAAAAAAGAAGGGGGCCATTTAGACCCCCACAGTTATTAATGTGTTGCGTCGAGAATTGCACTGAAGGCACTTGCTGATCTCAAACCGAAATCAACAGTAGTGATCGCGCGAACCGATTGCAACGCCTTGGCGAAGTCGTCACTCTCAAGACCCATCTCTATCTCTAGGCCTGTGCCCCAAACGCCAAGAAGGCCGCTTTCCCAGTTACCAAAGACAACAGCAGAGCAAACGCCTGAGCTAGAGCCTTTAGTTAGGTTAGAAGGTACGTTGTTTGTTACTTCTATTGGGTAACCATTGATAACGCCGGGAGTACCACCGCGACCAATTCCAGAAGGATCAACATTCCATAAGAAAGCACCGTCGCCGCTTGCACTTCCTCCAGCTCTTAAGGATTTAAGATCGGCAAGTGTTTTAGCGTTGACTAGGTATCCCATTCTGTCGCCTGCTGCATTATCAATTAAGACCTCTTTTTCAAGATCGATTAATGCTTCCAAAGTAAGCGCTGCCCCATTAGTCCCCATTGCAACATTTCCAATTCCAGATTGATTGAGCACACCTGTCATTTGGCCGGAAGAACCAGAACCCGAAATTATCCCGGCATCCACGCCAACTGCAATTCGGTCACTTAGATCTTTTCTTATAAATTCGTCGATGCCGGGGGTTGCCTGTAAAAGTGTTTGCCTTGTGTACTTACTCAAAACTGCTGCGTTTTTTGGCTGCAAAGTGAGTTGATCGAATTGGCTCTCACTCTGAGTAATTGCCGTAGTTTCGTTTGCAAGCCAATAAACTGTGCTCTTTGAACTTTGGCGCGGAATCGCGACATCTCCAACTAATCCGGGTAGAACCTGAACACCCATTCCAACCGCTTTTACAGCATTGTCAAAGGCGTACACGAACTCATCTTGTAAAAGATCAGTTGCTACTAGGTTGCCCCCTGTACCAGCGGAACCCGTATTGTATGAGGCTCTTGTTTTAAAGATCTCAGTATATGGAACTAGAAAAGATCTTTCTGATGTTCTCTTAACTCCAGTACGCTCAACCTCTTGAGAAATCTCACGTGCAAAACCAGCTTCACGGGAAGACCAATCACCTGTGTTAACTGCCTGCATTGCAGCAGATAGGCTATATCTAACCTTATCCTTTTCAGGGTTTAACTCGATTTGTGCAATTGTCTCAACAGGCTTTTGCTTGATCTTGTCGCATACAAGAGCGCGAGCGTAGTTGATGTCAGCTTTTGGATTGTCGAGAACATCTTCTAGAGCTTGCTCGCCCATTTGATGCTCTCTAAATAAAGCAGTAATTTCTTTTGTTCGTGCCCTTTCGGCTTTGCGCTCTTCTGAACGCACCACAGATAAATCAGGGGTGTCAGTCATTTTCTCTTTAGGTAGAGTTTCAGTTTGTGATGCGACGGAAGCCGCTTTTTGAACGTCGTTAATACGTTGTGCTTGCATATTACTTGATTCTTGCTTTGCAGGCATAGCAATATTATTATCTATCATTTCTTCCGCTTCTTTTGCTCTTCCTATTCCAACTTTTTCATAATCAGCAGGGATAGAAACCAAGCTTAATTCGTGCGGGAAAAATTCTAAAACACGATAATTATTTTCATCTATTTCTTTAGTTTTACCCACTGAATAACCGAAACTTACGTTTGAGTAGATACCAGTGCGGACCATTTCAAACGCTTCATTACCAGCGGCGTTAGTGGCAAATCTAACTGTCGCCATTCCTCGGCGTTCACCTGAATCAAGCCAACCTTTTTCGACAACTCCTATGACAACATCAGGATTGTGATTGAAAAGTAGAGGGGCTGATTTATTAAGTCTTTCAAAATTAATAGCACCTTCGCTATGGTCTAGCGTTTCATTTCCTAGATAGCCGCGTGACACGGGAGCCTCGGAAGAAAAGGGAAAAGTGATAGTCCTATCTTCTTCGTTTAACTTTCTGTCAACTAATGACCCGGAAAATTCACGGGTTAACGTCTTCCCTTCAAAATCACGTTTCTTTTCCATTAGTTTCTGTTTGATTTTCATCTATAATAGTCTGCTTTGCTGACGTAGTAACACCTGACGAAAGATCAGTATCAAAAACTAAATTTAATTGCTTCGCTTTTAATACCTCATCGGCTCTAGCTGGTAGAAGCTCTTCTATGTCGCCGCCTTGTTCTGCTATGACCTGCGCTTGTGTTTTAAAACCTGCCTTAACCGCTTCTTTTGCAGCAGCAATTTCCTTTTGAGGATCTATAAATGACCATCCACGAGCGATAAAACGAACAGATCTATACCTATCTGGGTCACTCTCATAATTAGGCAGGTTTAAATTCCCACTTAATACCGCCATTTCTAACCACGCTTCAAACACTCTTGTATGGAAGTTATCTATTAAATAGTTTTGAATAGAGCGATATTGTGAACGATCCTCTAACAAGGAAAGACGGCTAGAAGAATAATTAGTTTTACTAAAGTCTCTACTTACAGATTCATAACTGACCCCTACGCCAGCGGCACAAGAACGCAGCATTGCAGCCATAAATTCGGGGAACTCCCCATTAGGTGAATCAAAGTCAGGAACAGAGATTTGCTGCCCATTTTCGAGGTACTTAAATACACCCGGCTCGAATTGTGTAACTCTTTCTTCTTCATAAACTTCACCGCCCGGGTCTAGTTCACCCTCTGGACTTGTAATAAATCCCATTAACGAACTTGCCGCCCTTGCTCTAATAACGCTTGCCTCTTGAAATCCATTTAAGTCATGCAACGCTTTTAAGCAACTTGCCATTGCAGGAACGCCGCGACTTTGAGAAGGTCTTTCTTGTTGGAATAGATGAATAATTTCATCAGCGGGAATAATTAAATGTCTTTTCTCTCCAGTTCTCGCAGGAAATAAAGTATCGCCGGGATGTTTAGTTAAAAAGCAATAATTAACAGGTCGGTTAAAATCATCAACCTCAATTCCCATTCTGTAGATATTCCCATTACTACTTTTTCCTGTGTAATCAGTATCTAATAAATCGGCCTCCATAACTTGAAGACTGAAGGGTATTGACGAACGCCCGAAAGGTTTACGAATGATTCTTATAAATACTTCACCATCAACAACAAGAGAATTAACAATTAATTTTTGCATCTCTACCCAACTAAGCCGCCCCGCTACGTCGCATGAATCCGCACGACCCCAACGCTTCCATCTAGTTTCAACAACATCATTCAATTTTTGATCTAGTTTTTTACCTCTTTGCTGTTTAATTTGTGATTGAATTTTAAAGCCAACAGGACCGACGACATTAGAGACAATCGACCGTATGGCTTGCCTTCCATATGGGTTATCTCTGCAAACTTGACGTGATCTTTGCCTTAGTTGTTTAAGGCTTCCTTTTATCTCAGCGTCAGCCGATGAATTGCCCGCAATCCAATTTGAATTTAATCTCGTCGTTTGCGCCCCTGCATACATTCGCCGCCCTTTTTTAGGTAGTGGCTTAACTTCTTGCTCAGGGGTTGACTTTAAAACGTCTGAAAGTGGGAGTCCTAAAAATGCCATGACTAGAAACGAACAAAGAGGTTATGTGGATTGCCCAAACCATTAGCAATCATGTTTGCTTTACGCTCTCGAACGATGGCCGCCTTTAAGTCAGATAATCGAACGCGAAGCTTATCTATATCTATCCGCTTAAAAGTTCTATTTCCTATGGTGTACTCCTGTGCCCCATCATTAAATTTCCGTAACACCGCCTCAACGTTATCTCTGTCTATTTCGTTCTGTGACCGTCCGTCGTAAGCCCCTGGCGTTCCTTCATAAGTTAACTGCGCTTTTACTTCTATTTGTCCTTCATATAGCGTTATCTCATCCCCTGTTTTTGTAGCTCTTGCCTGAAACCACCAATCGCCTGCATCCATAGTAGATGTTGAAGCCGATGTAATAACAAACTCCCAGCCGTTACCGTAAGCAGTCCCTACAATTTCCTTTGCCTCTCCGCTTGCATTAGCTCTTAGATAATATTTACAAGCGTAATCGGTGTTAGTTACTGACTCATTTAGCCAATTAACCCCCGCCGGATCTCTCCAACGCACCGTATCACCCGCCCTAAATAAACTTGGAATAGGCATTAGGTTTTACCATTGATTAACAAAATTCGCCTGCTTAGACGTATTCTTAGAGTTTAGCGTCTTTTTGTCACTTGAATTAGTTGGATTTAAGAGCTTTTTAGCGTAAATATCGAAGAATTTGCCCTTTGGAGCCGTTTTTGTGAGTAATTGATAAGCAGAATAGCTATACACGCAGCAATCCAATTTTTCTACCGCTTGATTTGGTTTCTTTTCGTATGTACTAACTGGGTAGCCTTTGCTATTTGTTTTTTGTGTTCGATACTCTCCCGTCAATTCTTTGAAGTATTCACTAGTTGTCTCAGAATGAAAAAAGATTTTCCCCGACCCTTTAATTTTGCTGAAAATTCTGTCTTTTATATCTTCTGTATTCAATAAATAAACAACACCGCTTTTTTTTCTTACCCTCCCGCTGTAATTAATATCAACCCTTGATCCTTTACCAATAATCGGGCCGCCTGATCTCGAACTACCTTTAATTGCTATTACGCCTTTATTTCTGCGCCTCATACACCACTCATAAACCGATGAGGTCGCCAACCCGCCACTGTCTACCGCACACCCGCTTATTTTCATCTTTGCGCCGCTCGGATGTTCATATTCAGCATTTAACAAGACATCTAAACCTGTCCAAACCTCCCCCTGATTAGGGTCTCCATAAATAATATTGTGATCTATTAAATACATATTTTCTGCTAAACCAGACGGTTCGGGGGCATATCCCCAACAACTAACCTCTAGCCGCGAAGTAGCCGAACCCATTCCACCCTGCACATCAACCCCCATACATAGACAAACAACAGGTTCAGGAATAGTGCCCGGCAAATAATCACTTCTTGTATCCATCAACGCTTCAGCGTTCAACTTCTCTTGGTATTCATAGCTAAACGTTTCCGCCTTTCGGGTATTAACCCATGTACGCATTAACGCGGGGTTTTGTTTTGCTTTTAAAAACTCATCACATATTTCAAACCAACTAAGCCAGCCCATTGGAGATGCTAGACCGTTAAGCCAAAAGCCTGCCGTAATTCCTGCGTTATCTGGTTTTGTTGCTCTCCATTCCCCTTTTCTTAGCATCGTTGTCTTTGCTGTTTCATCAAAACGTTCTTTACAAGAAATACATTCATATTCAACCTTGTCTAATTTTTTGGAATCAAATCGGAGCTGGTCAAACATCAAGACTTGATAAAAACCACAAATAGGACAACCGCAATAAAATTTACGTTGATCTGATTCCTCATATTCTGCCTCGATCCTGCAACTGCCTTTAATCGTTGGCGTTGATGTTAAAAATATTTTTCTTTTCGTAAAAGTTGATGCTCTTTTTTCTGCTAACGCTACGGGGTCGCCTTCTCCATCAACATCACCCGGATATGCGCTTATTTCATCAAGTCCGATATATCTAGCAGGCATCGATCTAAGTGACGCGGCGCTATTACTTCCACCAATGGCGAGGAACCCTCCGGGAAATATTTTTGCGTATTGACTGTTTCCACTATCTCTACTTCTTGCAGGCGGTATTTTATCGGCTAAACGCGGTGTTTCTTGCAACATTGGCTCCAGTCTTTGCTTACTCAGTCGTTGCGCCATTGATAAACTTGGCTGAATTAACAACATGGGAGCCGGTGCGTAATCGATGCAATACGCGACCCAATTCAGCATCGTTTCACTTTTACCAAGTTGTGCGGCGAACATTAAAACAACTCTTTGAATAGGACTATCTGTTGATAATTCCCGCATAGGTTCACGCATAAAAGGTGCTCTATCCGTCCTATATTTTCCCGGTTCCGCTGCGCCACGGCTCGAAAGTATTCGGTATTTATCTGACCAAGCATCAACCGTTAATGGTTCTTGCGGTCTAAGACCATCTAAAAAGCCTTTTTCCCATGCGTTCATACTTTCGCTAACTCCTCTAATGCGTTTGTATGCTCTTCTGTTAACAACCTATGAATTATTTGAGGGTCTGTTTCTCCCGCGCATTGAGGCGCTAAACGATCAGCAACGTTTGACATCCTTTCCCTAATCGCCCTACCAAGTTCAAAACTACTTTTCTTTATATCCGAAACAGGTACTAATTCTTTTTTTTGCTGTTCTACTTGTAACTTCGCTAATGAAGCTTGCCAATGTTCCTTTCTAGCTCTACTTACATTAAAATCAGGGATTTCATCATCTGGCGTTGCGTCAATCTGTTTCTTTAGTTCCTTTTTTGTTATTGCTGGTATTTGATTTAATACTGGAGCCGTGTTTTTATCCCATAATTCCATAGCCAGATCTTTGTTAAGTAGCGTTTTACCATTGTGCTTAACAATTGCACCCTCCAAAATTCCCGTGCGTTTTCTTTGGCTAACTGCACTCCGAGACACGTTTTTAAGCTGCGCTAAGTCTGCAAAAGTTATCAGCATTTTTTAACTTGTTAAGCAATACGTCTCCATATTAGTTAAGTCTGTTAAGTAAGCCAAATTTTTGACGCTAAAAAATTTTCGAGCGAATGAACGACCA